AAATGTAATCGATGATCATTCTGCCCTCAGCGTTTCGAGTGTTTTGCGTAGGTTCAATTGTGCGTCGGTGTGTTCGACTTCACGCAGCCCGTCGTCAGTGAAGACAAAACGGATGTCATGGGCATAAATGCTGCCCATCTCCTCTTCATAACCAAACACAGTGGCGAGCCGCACTTGGCCTTTTTTGTTGTCCTCAATACGAGCCTCCCAGCCATTGCGGAGGACAACCATTGCGCCCTTTTTGAGATCGTTAGTTTTCATGATCAGTCCTCCACTATTGGCAATGCAGCACGCATTGCATCAATCCAGATTTGAACGTCAGCCGCAGCAAGAGCGTGCTGGCCCCGCTTGTATGCTTTCCCCGTGTAGCCTGATGCAGCCTTGAGCATGGCTGGAGGTGTCCAGTTGCGGTTGGGCACCATCTTGAACTTGGCGTACATTTGCAGACCATGTTTTAGAGCGATGGCCGCAAACATTGCGGTAGCATCAGGACCAACAAAGGCTGTTCCGCCTTTACCTGTTTGGATATAGCTTTCCATGATTAGCCCTCCAGCCATGAGATCAGAAACAGGGACGCAATTACGGCGATGATAGTAAAACGAAAGGCGAGCGCCTCGAATTGTTTGGTTGTCATGATTGCACCTGTACCAGTTTGAATTGGGGTTGATGCTTGGACGGATTAACACCCTGCACCTCACAAAACTTGCGATAGGTGCTAAACCCTAGGTGACGTGCGAGCGCGTCCCATATGCGGCGCTTCTCGCCATACACGGGCAGGGCAAAGGCGGAGCCGTTCGGCATAATCTTGTGCAGCTGATACAAAGTCATGGCATGTAACCTTTACGCTAGAGTGATGATTAGTGCAGCGGATAAGAGACGTTGGACACAGCGTGCGACCAGCAAGCACGGCACGTGCCGCACTGGTTACCTTGCGTGCTAGCAGGGCAGGCATGGCCGTGCACAGCGTCACCTTTGCGGTGCACCGTGCTTGTGTGCGTGGCGAGATTGCGAAGGGTGAAGACATTGCGTGGCGCATCGCCAATCATGGTGGCCGATACACGGATGATTAGGTTAGACGGGCAATCGTTAGTGGCGAGCCAATCCTTCACAATCTTGGCCTCACGTGTAGGCAACCAGTGCTGAATCTCAGGCGTGAGGCGAGCGGTGCGAGCGATAGCATCAAGCATCTCGACTGATTGCAAATCACCAGAGTCAAACCAGCGATGATACGGCTCGCCCGACTTGGCATAGGCTCGCTTAATCTGGAAAGCACAAGCTTGCGCCCATTGCGTGGGATTGCTGGCGATAAGCTTGGTGGCCTTGGTGTAATTTGCCAGCCAGCCAGTGTGAACACTAGGGCGGAGCTTTTCGAGCTTAAGAGCATAGCAGCGCGAACACGTGCTATTTTTAATGTCAGCAAGCTTGCCGCCTGTTTTGCACATAGTGGCGCTAATGGCGAACGTGCTACCGGGCATTTTACCATTGCCGAGAGACACCTTGCCAGCGTCAGCGATAGCGGAAACGAGAGTGTTATACACGGTAGCACCTATGAAGTGAGAGGAAACGCTAGCGCAATGTATACGCTAGCGTGATAGTGAAATCAAGAAAGGCGGAGACTGTTAGACGGGCAGCGTTGCGAACGCTTGGGATAGACCGCAATCATGTAGCGGGCAGCGTTAAACACGCGCCCTACCTTGCCTTTGTGCGTTTCCCATTTGGAAACAATGGCGCGCTTGCGAACCATGACACGAACGAAAGGCAGGGAAAGGTGAATCGGCTTAGCAGATTTAGACATGGCAAATCCTGTAGAGCTTTGAAGAAACACGCAAAGCACGTGCTTCCAGAAAGCTCCGCCCGCTGGCATATCACGGGCAGAGAGCTTCTTGCCTTAGGTAGAGCCTTTCGCCATGAGACCAACGCACCCCGTGTCGCCTTCCGGCTATCGTGGCTAGCACCTAACACGTAGTTGTATCGCAGCGGGCAATCGTCTCTACCCTGACACGTGCTGCTAGGGCGTCCTGCCCTGCCCGCCTTGCCTTGCACTAGGGTGCTGCACTTGGTCGGTGTGTGATTATGAATATACACGCCTTATGTAACATGTGTTGTTACAAATAGGGAAAAGTGAAAAAATTATATTAGACCTTAGTCGTAATACTTTAGTCTAATAGTGTTTGCTTCTTAGGGCGTATGATGAACGGGCGCGCGCGTTATGTGATAGTTAGTGGCTTGTCAAGTTATACTTTAGTCTAATGATTGTGGATAACATGAGAACGAATGTAGAACATTGAAGTGTCGGCTAGGTAGGTAGCTTAGAACGATAAAGCCTGCCAGTGGCCTTCTAATGCGATCCTAGGGCCATGTGGCTTGGTAGTCACTTGCAAGCTTTCTTGTTTAGCTTTGTGTGCAGCGTATGTAACGCATATTGAAAAGAAAAAATACCGCACAAGACACGCAAGCAAGGTATCAAACCCTGTTACATTCCTTGCACGTGCAGATCATGTTACCTTTGTTGCACAATGTGTTGCACTTGTCTGCAAATCGCATATGCAATCCGATTATTCCCTAGCAATATCAATATCTTAGGCCCATTGTGCCGTGGCACGTGACAAGAAATCGGCCATTTGTCTCACATCGTGTTACATTGGTGCACAAGAGCACCCATATGGGGGATCGGCCAACAAGGTCTTTAGCGTTGGGGTCTCAGATTTTTGTAGCAAAATCTAGGGCCTAATAGGAAGCCCGTAGACGGCCATCATGTGTTTTGGCTAGGGTAGTACCACCCATGCTAACAAATGCCGCCACGGAGCTTCCTAGAGCTTCCTAGACCCTATCTAATGGGCCACATCGGTGTCCACAGTGTCCAACAGGCTAACACCTCGTTCCCTGAAGAATATCTCCCCGTACTGGGGGCTGAAGTAGCGGCCAGCCACGTCAGCAGCGACCTCAGGGTCGAACGGCTTACACGAGAAGATGTCCAGATAGACCTCCCCAGTAGCGTCCACAAAGTGTGCACAGATGTTGGAGGTCTCGATTAACTGGGACAGCGTAAAGCCAGCCTTGCCAGCATCGTGTTCAGCAAAGTGCTCAAGCTGCGGCTCCCCATAAGCCTTCATATCGATAGCCTCCACCAGCTCCTTGCAGAAGTTGAGGACAGTCTGTCGATCAGTGATGGCCTTTTGATTACAGCCAGCCATGTCAATGGAGGCGTGGTAGCCCCAAATGTATGCGTTAGTATCGTTCATTAGATGTAATCCTAGTCAGGAGCCTTGAAGCCCCTACGTTAGCGTAACGATTATTGCCTGTAGCGTGTTCCATGAACCGTTCTAGCTCCTTGTCCAGAGCAGCAGACTTCTCAGCCTTGATACCCCTGTCGTCATCTTGAGACATGTTCTCGGCCCAGAAGCCCACAGCTATTGCCAGTGCGTCCAGTCGGTCATCATGTTTGAGGGCGCCACGGTCATAGTTCACACGTGTCATCTGGTAGACCAGTGTCTTGGTGAACTTATTGTCGGCATCGTAAGCCTGTGCTGTCCTGTAATCATCCTCGATCACCTTGCGATCAATGATCATCTTGTGTCTACTGATCACAGGCTCCAGAGTGTCGATCATACGCCTCTCCTTCTGGGTAGAGTGCTTGACCTCCTCGATGGAGCAGGGGTGTATCTTATTGACCACAGGTTCGAACAGAGCCTGATACATGCCATCGCCAAAGTTGGCTTCGATGATGATCTGGTTCACACCCTCCTCCTTAGCGATCAGAGCGAGCTGCCGCAGGGTAGGGGTGTCATAGCCGCCTTGTAGACCGCCAGCACGGGTCACATAGAGATAGCCGTTGAGCATCTTGACCACAGCGTAGCCAGTTTCGTCCTTTCCTCGACCACTAGGGTCAATGGACATGACGGTCCCTGTATACTCTGCGAACGTGTCATCAGTGCTAGCAGGGGCATAGAACCTGTCTCCAGCCATTGCCAGATTAGGCAGCTCCTTCAGCTCCCGCTTGTAGTCAGGTAGCCAGTTGATCTTCATGGGAGCCTTGTCTTTTGGCACGTCCATGATGATCAGATCGCGTATCTTGAGCGGGTAACGGTCCTCATCTGAGAGCGAGGTGTTCAACATGAACTGCAAGGAGAACCCTGCTCGCCCATATTCTGCCTGTCTGGAGGCTAGATCGATGTCAGAGAAGCGTTGAGGGTCCGTAGTGGTCCCTTCAGGCTTGGTCCCCAGCATCTTCCTGATGTAGGGGGCTAGATTGTCACCATATTTATCAGCTTCTTCCTTATTAGGAACGAGAGCAGGCCAGATGCGCGTGACAAACGTCTCTGGGAGCTTGTTATAGATCGAGTCTTCAGTCTGCGGAGTGCCTAGGTAGATGATCCTAGCCTCAGGTAGAGGCTTCAGGATGGCCGAGAACTCCTTAGTACGCTCGATCAGCTTCTCACGCATGTCAGCAGTGGCGGCATTGTTCAACACCTCCACGTCATCAGCGATAATTTCATCGGCACGGCTACCAGTGAGCTGACCAGTGATACCCACAGACTTCACTGAGGGGCTTTGGTCGGCAGTAGCAGGGCCTACGTCGAACTCGATACGTGACTGTCGCTGCTCATCTCTGGGTCTCAGGAAGGCAAGGATGTCCATCTCTTGGATGAGACGCATCGTAAAGGTCGAGAAAGCGTCAGCGCGAGCCTTAGAGGCTGACACGACAAGGAACTTGAGTTGCGGATTGCAATACAAGCGCCAGAGGACATAGGCAGACGTGATGAACGACTTGCCTACGCCTCGAAACGCCTCAATGGCGATCTTTGTAGGACCGTGTTGAAGGAAGTACGCAATGTCATACTGGATAGGGGTAGGGTCGGGTAGACCAATGTGCTTCCAAACGACGTATAGAAACTTCCTAAAGTCCTCCTTGAGAGGGTCTTTTGTCAATGTATGTGATCTTCTTCGTCATCAAATGTTGGCAGTGCAGCCACGAGCTTACCCAGAGGGTTCTCTTCAGTAGCTACAGCCTCGATTCCGTTGTTCTGGAGGAACTTGATGGCTGCATTCAGTTCAGCAGGGTTGGCCTCCCCAGACATAACTCGCCTGAGGAGGTCATTTGCCACTGCATCGTGAAGCGAGCCGAGGATGTCCTCAGATGCTCGTTTCTTCATTTAGGTAAGAATCCTGCGAACGGTGTGAACTTGGCGATGAATGCGCCCACCGTCGATGAGATGCCAGCGACCAGCATGAGGGTCTTCCACCCTCCTTTGGCCTGTTGCAGAGTTTCACGGATGATTTTCAGGTCAGCTTTGACCTCATCCATATCCCTTCGCATATGTTCTAACTCAGTGTTTAACACTGCGATCCTAACTTGGGGATCGTCTGAACTCATTTTGTGACCCCCTTGACTTTCTCGAATGTACGGAAGCCTGCAATGCCCAACATGCCAAACGTGAGGGACATGAGTGCATCAGCGTCGAACTTGGGCAGGGTTATAGTGACCCCGTCAATGCTTCCCAGCCATACAGCGACAGGAGCAACGACATATAGAAATCCAAATGCAATGGCACACGACCAGCCGATAGCGGGACGCCAGCCTGAAACAAAGATAGAAGCGTGTTTAGCTTCTTCGGTATTGATTTGAACCTGACCCTTCATCTGTTCGATGGAAGCAGTCAGCAACGACGCCTCAGCTTCGAGCTTTGCCCGCTCACGAGCAGCAGGGTCAGGGATACGGTCAACCAGCTTGTCGATGATTGGACCTAGAATAGGAATGAGAGCGGCAAGCATGATTATTCCTTATGGGTATATTTTACGGTCGAGTTCGAAATGGGGACCGTCCTTGAAGCTTTTCCAATCACCGCCCCACACGATGGACACCCCCAGCTCAGAGGCAGCAGCCTTCATGGCTTGGGATGCCTTGTCATAGAGCGGCCAGTCCCACCGGACCTTACCGCCCACAAGGGCAGCAAGATCGACAGCGTGACCAGTCAGGTGTCGCGAGTTCATGGTTTTGGAAGCACCAGCAGCAACCAGCTCACGCTGACGCTCAACAGTGCGAAGACCCTCAGTCACAATGAACTCGACTTCAGTCTTCTGGATAGCAAGCTCCACGACCTTGATCAGGTCAGGATGGACCCCCTTCATGCGGTCAAGCGACCGCTGCGAAAGGGTGAAAGGCATTTGTAGTCCTTATGATTATTCAATCCATTCTACGTAGACGAGACCACCAACACCGCCTGTAGCGTTATTGGAGTTTGCAGCGCCAGAAGCACCGCCAGTGCCTGCACCGTCAGCGATGACTCCTGTTTTAACTTGTGTAGTCAAAAAGTCCCCCAAAAGGTAAGAGGGAGGATTGCTCCTCCCCCTTCAGAGAAATCAAATTGGTGTAGGTTCGGGTTGTGGCTCAGGTTCAGGAGGAGGCGGGGGAGCAGTGAACTCACCTGTAGATGGGTCGTATGAGAACCCAATGCCTACTTCCTTACCTTCAATATCGAGCTTGTAGAACCCTTCAGG